TGCAACTTTAAATGAGTTATCTGAAGCATGTCAGCAAAACCTATAACGCTAGAAACTAAAGACTTAGGCATCATATCTCTCATGTTCAATGCTATCATAGAGTATGAAAGCCTGGCTCTAGATATGTCATATATGTTCTTTGGAACATTTTTCTTTTGACCATAATCATATAAATAGTCAGTTCCTAAAACATACTTACCTCCATAAACTGTTTCGTTATTCATGAAGACAGGCTTACGATCATAAACAGATTCCCTTGGTGCCTCGTAAGTATCTCCTTTGTAATAAAAACCAGCATTGCCGAAACGAGATTCTTTGTTTTCATAAACCATGCTATCCACGGACTTAAATTCAAATTCTAAAACTTGAACAGAAAATTCATCGTATCCATATCGGTTTTGATTTGCAGCGTTGTCATACCAGGTACTCATGAAGGCATTAGGGTCATTACCGTACTTGTTCATTACGGTTTTCGCTATCTCTTTATACTGAGCCTCAGTAAACTGACTACCAGCAGTTCTCTTTAGTTCAGAAATACTAATTCTTTTAATATCTCCAGCATAAACTAAATCATTTAGATTTGGATCAGTAGTGTAAGAGTGTAAGAAGTATGCAGGATCTACATAATTTGTTTTGATTCCATAATTAGGATCATTCTCTCTTTTGACTACGGCTACACCGCAAGTAACTAAATCTTCAACGGCTCTTCTAAATATTTTTTCATCAAAGTCATTCCACTGTAAAGTAAGTTCGGCGGCTAGTTGAGCCGCTACTTCCGCATCTGTCTTTACGTTGGTATCTAAAAATATTTCTGTTTCTTCTTTTGTTTGAGGTAAATCATCTGGATCTACATCTACATCCAAACCTGACTCCTTAGCCTCTCGGATCATATCAATATTTTCAATACGAACTACTGTCCGTTTTTTCTTGATGTCTTTTTCCGACTGGGAGAGCGGGTCTACCGCCTCTACCTGGGGGTAGGGCTTTTGCGACAATATTTTATTTACTACTATTTTAGCGAACTTAGGAACAATGGGTACAGGAGTGTAGTCCAATGTCAACAGTGTACCATCTCCATTGTTTGCATTGATGGAGTTTAATATTTGTCGGTATATCTGTGTGTCCTGAGTTCCGTTTGCATAAGCCCTCGATGTCTCAAATGAATTGAACCTCTTTCCGTAAAGATTGTTAGTGCTGTCGCTTCCCATCCACTGTGCGTAAATGGCCTTTGCCCAAGCAAGTCCGTAAGCCTGCGTGAGTTTTTCTTCGGTTGGTGCTAGAGCATCTGGAAATGTTGAATAACCATTTGCTGGACGACTTTGTGACATAGATCTATAAAAAGATGGTATATAGTTAACTTATGCAAATATAAGTTAAATACTAGCCGTCGAGAGAGGCGGCGATGTAAGTGCCTTTTAATCAATGGCTGTTTGACCCACTTCTTTCTTTGAAACCACTTTATTTATTTTAATCTGATGCTGCCCCTTGTATGTTTTAGCAAACAGTCTTTGTTTAAGGGAGGTCATGGAATGAGTTGCGTGAATCATAATATCTTGAGGATCATCATACTTAGATACACACCATTGTTTACTTATTGTATATGGGAGTTGTTTCTTTTTTTTAGGATAGAATTTTCTGTATCCTACTTCTAATATCATGTAATATATTGGGTCGCCTTTCATCTTAAAATTACTTTACCTGTTCTAAACCACTTCTTATCGTTGTAGTTTGTTTTTACTACTGGCTTTATGTTTCCCTGCGCTGCCAGTAACGCAAGACCGCTAGATATCGTTAAGTCAAACTTTGTTCGATCATCAATCCTATAGTTTATCCAATCCTCTAAGGTTCTTTGAAAGGGCATGCGTCCCATTTCAATAGACTCTTCATTGAGTCCCACATGAGAATGTATGTACGCTTCTATTGCTTGAGCATGAGCCTGTATTATCTCTTGGGAGTTTGAAGGTATTCCTTTTGTTTTTGTTTTCGAGCCGAAACCAGAACCTAAGTGTGTAGGTCTGTCTAGAAGATAATGATCATAGCCCCTGGTTTCAAAGTATCTTGCAATACCGTATTTGTTATTCTCTATCAAAACAGGGTAACCATAGAACCTTGCCGCCATTAATATATCTTCATAAAATATTTTAGCCAGGGGTGGACGGCTAGCATATTCAGCAACAAACATATTAGCAGGAAACTCAGTAGAGAACTTATTATAAAAATGACAAGCACCTTTAGATCCTCGACCATCTACAGTCGCATCTATATCATACGAGTCAACTCCAGCACAACCTAAAAGTTTGTTTTCGGGCCCGTTTTTATTTCTCATGTGATTAGGAGGTAGCCATGCAATCCTCCATCTTCCGTTAGGATCTGGCGCAAAGACTACTTCAGAGTCTTGCTTTCCGCCTTTCCAAATAAAATTACCTATGACTATTGGAGATGGGTAGAGTTCATCATTATGTTGTATTTGTTCATAGATCTTTTGAACATTAAAAACTGAAGACTTGGCACTATCTCTAAATGCTTCTTGCTCGGTAAATGGAAACTGTCTTATAACTTCGTTAAGTTCGTAATTGTCATCAACCAATGCCTTTCTCTCATTCTTTAAAAAAGTCTTAGCCCCTATTGTTATCATATCTCCATCTATTCCTTCTACGGGACTTTCTGGATCGTTTACTACAGGTATACCATATTTGTCAAAGAATCCCTCTAAGGCTTCGTAAGCGGGTATAAAGACTCGATACAGACCACTCTTGGTTCTGTCATTTTCGTTTCTGTCATTAGGGTCGCTATTGTAAACTAGATTTTTAAAGTTAGAACCTCCTTTGTCCAATGGATTAACCGTACTACCCACTAATGCCTTGCCTACAATTCTCCTACCTACAAGTAAACAAGTTCTATGTATTCTCCAGGACTCTCTAATGTCTGTAGGCTTTTCCCATTTGCCCGCTTCATCCATGTATAGTATGTGTAGTTTCTCTCCGTCGTATGCGTTGTTGGTTGTATTCTTCCAGTTGATAATAGTATTTAGTGCTTCGCCCTGTACAGAAGTTTTATTTTTTTTAGTTATTCTTTTTGACGGCTCTCGAAATGCTAACTCCATTCTTGGATTTGTTGTTCCGTCTTGTATGGGTTTAAAGAAAAAAGGATAAGACCTATATATAGGCACAACCTTTTTCATGAATATATTTTCCTGAGCGTCAGATCCTGTCTTAGACATTATACCCAGCAGTTTATCCTTTACTTGAGTTGCTTCTCCAGACAATAGTGAAGAACTCATCTGAGTATATCCAGAGCGTCTACACTTAGTATATACTTGACCTAAGCATCGGGGGTCTCGGAAGCAGGCTTCCATATGTATAAATAGTTCCTGTTGGAACCGCAAAAAACTGGGGTATCCCACGTCAATCTTGGACCACTGTAGGAAGAAATAGTGGTGCCCTGTGATATAAGTTGGTTCCCCATTATTGTAAAACCATACTCCGTTTCTTCTTCTTTCATATTCTGTTTTTATATAAGATTGATATTTTTTTCTAAACTCATCTGGGGTCTGAGACCATTCATCCATAGATGATATGATAGCCAGGTCACTTGGAAGTTCCTGGCGCCTCCAATATTGATCTTCTTTTTTTAAGTTGTGAAAAAGTATTTTGTTTTTAGCAGGTGCCTTTGGCAATTGAATAGAAAGATCTCCCACCTCTACTATCAAGCCTTCAGAGTCATCAGGGCATATATTTACTACAGGCTCTTCTCTTGCTTCTATTTTTTTTAGCGCACTCAACGCTTAGAATATTGTTCCGCAAATCCGCTTGAGTAATCTTTAGTACCCTCTATAGTTCCATCTTTAGTTAGGCTATTGATGATAGCCGTAGTCTTCTCTATCTCTATAATGAGTTCCTTAGCATCTACTGCTGTTTGTTTAATGGCCTGAAGTTCTGCTTTTCTCTGTGAACCAGAGAGTTCGTTATCTACAGGCTTTTTTATTTCTTCTATCATGTTATGTACCGCTATCTGCATAGAGGAACGCAGATTCTTAGCCGTCGCGATGTTGTCGTATTTATTCTTGGAGCGTGCCATGAATTGCGTCTACTATCGTTCTATATACTTTTTCCCCTTCGACTTCCATTTCATAATCTGATGAGTCTCGAATCCAACAAGTATCTCCAACACTTAATCCTATTTCTTCAGCAACTCGACTGGGATACTTCAAGATACCATATTTTCTACCGTGATCATAATTTTTATCTTCTAAAACTAATTCTAGGATTGAAGATTTTGGTCTTACAGGCTTCCAAGGTTTTAAGAATAACCACTTGCCTAGCGTATGTATCTGATTATCATGACTATACGCAAACGCTTGGTTTCCGAAGTGATCCCACTCATCATAAATGACGTAGTATAATTTTTCTTTATAGTCTACTATTTGACCACGAGGACCCTTTGTCTCTTTTAATTCTTTCCCGTTATTACCATCCATATGATTGCCACCCAAAACAACATTGTGATGAAAGTATAACAAGTCTCCTGGCTTTGCCCCTGTATCATATTTTTCTGGTACTGCTACTATTTCGGCAGAAGAAACTCTATTTTGAAACTCATTCCACTTAGAGTCAAGATACATTTCCTGATCACCAACTTTAATTGTGTCTTTTAGAGGCTTAGGTATTTTTACAATAAAATGATATAAGGCTTTCATGAGAATACGCAATCATGTTCAACAAGACAAGGCATACCCTCTACTGTCTTCCAAAGCATAACGCCATCTTCATCATTTTCTATGTATATCAACCAACGGCTTATGCCGTACTTAGCCATACACTTTTCGTCTTTTATTATTGCGTGAACTCTGCTTACTCCTGCCTTTTGGCCAACGTAATAAGCCATGGCATCTTTAGGGTTTTGCCCTACTACTATCTTTCTTATAAGATCCACTTTTTTTTATTTTAAATTTAATTCTATGGATGATTAACAAAACTAATGCAAAATCATTTATTATCGTCAAGCCAGTAATCTAAAGAGGAGGTGTCTTTCTTTTGAGTCACGGCAATAAAATAATCTTGTATCATTGCTTGCGTCATTGTGTGTATCTCTGTGGGAGATTCTGCATGAAACCCTGACATGTGTTCAACCTTTGAATGACCGTCCATATCTTCACTCATGGGTCTTAGTAAAGCAAAGCAATAACAAGACATGAAGTCATCCTCAAGCCCATTTTCTTTTACAATGTCTGTGATCTCTTCAACCTTCTGCTTAATCTGAATAAAGGTTTCTACTCTTATTTTGTTTTCGTAATCTTCCTCCATAACGTATCCTAAGTTACGCTATCTGAGTTATTATACAATAGGAGTTTTTGGTGTATGTTGCGGCTGTTGAAGATTTAATATTTATAGAAAACTGTTCCCCTGCGGTAGCCTGTCTTGTGGCTGTAAAACTTATAGCATTTAGAGTGTTTCCATTCATTGTCCTATTTGCCTTTTGAAGAGACTGCGTATTTGTATCCTCATGTATTTCTACTTCCACGTCAGGAGTTCCTGTTGAAGAATTTATTTCCATACTCACCTCAATCTTATAAGTGCCCGACACATTAACTTGAATCTGATCTCTTACAAGTGTAGAATCCTGTAGTTCTATCTGATTGTCTGTGGAAAATCCTGCGCTAGAACTATTTCCTGCACCATCTGTAATAAGCGACCAAGAAACATTCGCACTTGAAGTTGCCATCGAAGTAGCAGCATTTGCTACCAAAGACATTACAGGTAAAAAGTTTGTACTTCCTGCTGAGTTCTGAACAAACGTAACCAGGTCAGAAAAAAGAATATACTTATATGCAGAAGCCGTCTCATCCCATATTAAATACTTATCCGCAGTTGCGGCAGTTGTGGAGGTTAACTGAGAAAGGTTAATAGGATCGTCAACACCGATTGTGTTTCCTGTAGCAGACAAAGGAGATTGAGCAGTTATAGATGCACTGCCAAATGCCGATGTGTCTAATTCCCTGGTGACTACTGTACCAGACGTTGCTATAAGCAACGCTGTCAACTCTGTGCTAGATGTTGCAGGCTGAGGAACAATAGATAATGCACCTGCTACTTCTACATCGCTAGTAGATAGTTTTAGTGCTGAGTTGTTTCCGTCACCGTCTTGTATGCTTTGCTTAGTTCCAGAGAGCGCTGTCGTTGCAGTCTTCAAAATTAAATTGAAGGTATCTTTTATTTTGCTTCCACTTAGTGATGCCATATCTTTACTTTTTTACAAAGATACAATTTAAAGATCATGCCTAAGAGTCGAGTCAAAAGGAGTAAGATGTTCAGGGACTTTTCCTTCATTGACAAAAGATCTGTATCGAGCAACTACTTAAAGAACTACAAAAAGATAATGAAAGAAGCCGTAGAGACTTATGGCTTGAGTGCCAGGCAAATACTTTTTTTAATTCATGTATATGACCTGGAGTTTTGGACTTTGGACTACATATCTAAGTCTTTGGACGAGAGAAGAAATCAAGTGGGCATTAAAGTATTATATCCTTTGCTTAAAAAAGAATATATATATAAGCATTTTGATAAACTAACACCATCTGGAACATTAGAAGATCACATATTTAGAGAAGAGACCAAGTATAATTACAGGATTAGATATGCGTTGTCTCAAAAAGGGAGGTTGCTGGTGTCTCGTTTTTATAACAGACTAGAAGGTAAAATTAAATAATTTACTAATCGTCTGATCTTGAGTCTATTATGTGATCAGAATAATCGTCATCAAGTCGAGGGTAATCAGACTTGTCTTCGTCCATCCAAATATTACAAACACTAGCGGTCAATTGAAAATATTCTAGTTGAGATAAGCCTGAATCTTTTTGCATATCAGATACTCTGCATATGCTCGGTCTTGTTTCATATATAGAGCAACTGTTATCTGACTGGAGGTTCTTACAAGAACCGTCTGGCTTTACTTCTAGATTATTCATTACCAGAAGTTCTTTGGGCATCGTACCTACTCTTCGACAGCAAGCGCCACACCCATTGCAATTAAAGTTCATCTCATTATGATATATATCAAGCCGTAAGATAAAAACAATAGCGTAAAGGCTAAACTAAAACTCCCTAAAGTTTTACGGTTCACCTTCTTTTTTTTCTTCCTGCGGCAGCCATGGCAGCAAACTTTTTAGCACCATACTTTTTTCTTCCTACAGCAGCAGCAATCGCGTCAGCGGCTGACTTGCTCTTGCCTGACTTTTGAATTTTTCTAGATAACTTCTTAAAACGCATGCCAGATTTAGCAGAAGGAACTTTTTCAGCACCCATTCCTGATATGGCTCCAGTTGCAGCACCTTTTAGTGCACCTGTTAGTGCGCCTTTTAATATACCACCCATTTCCATAGAACCAAACTCCTTAGCGCTAATCTTTTTAGTTTTTAATTTTTTTGGTTTTCCACCATTACGACTAGCCATTGCACCACCAGTTAATGCTCCCGTTAGGGCTGATTTACCAGCCTTCGCAAATCTTCCTGAACCACCCATTAAATCTTGTGCAAATTCAGAAGCGGCTTCACTCCCTGCTTCTTTAGAAGCCATTTTAGCAAATCTTCCTGAACCACCCATTAACTTCTGGAGAAAGTTTACACTATCCTGTCCAGTCATGGAGGCTATGCCTTCTCTTCTCTTGCGGTCTTGCATCGCAAAGTATTCTTTGTCGCTCATCTCTTTTTTTCTTTTGGGTGCAGCACTCTTTACCATTCCCATCTGAGACTTTTTGCCTTTCATCATTCCTCCCTTTTTCATAGTTCTATATTTTTTGGTTTTTTTAGCGATTTCTTTTGGTTGAGCAACAAATTGTTTTCCTTTTTTCGTTCCCTCTCTTTTAGCCCGTGTTGTTGCTGCATACTCTTCGTCGGACATATTCTTTATTGCCGCTTCTGGCAAATATCTCTCCCCAGTCTCTGATGACTTTTTACCAGACTTGGTTCTCCACTTCTGCCTGGTCCAGTTTTTTAGTGATTGTTGAGATTTTTTTAGTGCCATTAGTTTTTGTATCCGCCTCCTGCGGCTTTATATGCTTTGGCTAACATCTGGGCTTTCCTTGCAGACCATTGACCTGCGTTACCACCTTTAGTTCCAGCCTTTATTCTGTTAAAGATTCTTTTACGCATGCCTGGCTTAGTGTAGTTGCCTGCGGCATTTACGCCTCCAGACTTATATCTTTTAGGAGTTAGGCTTGCACTAAAGTTCATTAGATCTCTATCTCCTTTTTCTTTTCTCTTAGACTTATTAGATGCTACAATATCATTGATGGCGTTCACACGGCCTTCCAACCTTAACAATAGGGGCATCCTTCTTTTTCCTTTCCCTGGGTCGTAAGCCCTCTTGTCTTTTTCAAATTGACTATAAGGTCTGTCTATTCTTTTTTTTTTAGCCTTACCTCCATTTTCATAGTAAGACATTCCAGTTGGAGAAGTTACATCTACCCTCATACCTCTATTGGCCTTCTTAGCCTTAGCATGGTCTACTAATTTGAAGTCAGCGAACTCGCTAGCGCCTGGGTGTGGTTTGTAATCCCCCTTCATGAGGTAATACCTTCCGCCCTCAAACATCCAATGGTGTCCTTTAGGTGCAGGAACTTTTGCTTTTTTGCTAGATATCTTTAAGGTTCCTTTGGGAACCGACTTAGATGGTGCTGCTCTTTTATATTTTTTTGTGGCCATACTACAAATTTACAATAACCAGTCGTATTTTTTTGGTACTGAGAATGAAGGGCATGCTTTGGGAGCAAACTCATTGTGTCCATGCAAAGATATCTTGCCATTCTCTTTATGTTCTAGTCGTAAGGCATGAATAAGGTTCACCATTGCTGTGTCCTGCTCTGGTGTCATGGTGTCTTTCGGCGTCTTGCCATCCGCCTCCACACCACCTATATAACATATGCCTATGCTACCAGTGTTTTTTCCTTTACAATGAGCACCTATCTTCTCGACGGGCCTTCCTTCGTGTACTGAGCCGTCCAACGAAATGACATAGTGGTATCCGATATCGCTCCACCCACGCTTGAGGTGCCACTTCCTAATAGTGTCTACGGAAAAGTCCTGCCCTTCCCTGGTGGCTGAACAATGTAATATAATAGTGTCGATCTTTCTCATAAGACAAATGTAAACTATCTCCATTCGTGTTTACGGCCCCAACACCTTATCTTTACACGATGCATTATATACTAGGTATATTTCACGGTCTAGCCATATGTATACTTATATATATGATATACGAATATTATATGTCTGATGACTGAGAAATATCTTATAAAAAAAAGATGGCGAAATAAGAAACTCAAAGAGTTCTATGACTACAAGAAAACTTTATGCTGTGAAGTTTGTGGTGAAGACCATTATAGATGTTTAGAATTTCATCATATAGATCCCTCTACTAAGAGAGCACACATTTCAAATTTGGCAAAATGTGCATCTACCGAAACGTTAATGGAGGAAATAAAAAAGTGTAGAGTCCTTTGTGCTAACTGTCACAGAAAAGAACATGATGACATTGGAAATTTAGGAATACATATTCATAGAACACCTCCTGCTAAAACAAATCAATTGAATCTTTTTGAGAACATATAGGTGTTGTAACAAGTGTTGCATGTTAACTTTTTTTACTGTACCTTCGCTTCTCATGCAATGATTCATTCATCTTAGAATAGGGGTCGCGTAAGCAAATGACCCCGAATAAAATTGCAAATTTCGATAGGCTTGTCGGAGAAACCCTGAACGAATTAAGACACTCAGGTACTTTAGAATCTGCGCTACAACTATATCTAAACATAGATAGATGTTTGAACATGCTTCCAGCGCGCAGCGCCCGCTTGGGCACTTTGCTGTTACGGCTCATACCTACACACAATATAGAACTCCATTTCGGGCATAGTTTGAAAAAATTGACGATATATGTTCAGGGTGGGGATTATATATTATAATAGCAGTCCACAACCCTTACCCAAACTGACTTTCACAACCTACCCCCCTAGCCCACTTTTTGCTTTCTGTAAACTTTTTGCCTTTATTATAGTAGATACTACCATAACAGATTAGCCATTATTTACCGCCATCAGAAAAAGAAAAACTACCTCCTTTCTTTGCTCTAAACGAAAGCCTCCGATCGTTCGGGAGGTAAGGCCGACCACCGCCCCGCTGGGGCTTGGTCTTTGCAACCCTCCCC